CGTGGAAGGCGTGGCCGACATAATCGCCAGCAAGAAATTCCTGCTGTGTGGCAACTTGTGCCGTCAACTTATCACGCTCGGCGCGCAAGGCTTCCGCCATCTGCGCCAGCGTCATTTCTTGTTTTGAGTCAGACATGGTTTGCTCCTTGGTTTGATCACTTCGCAACGGGAATGAAAAACAGCGTCGCGGTTGTAGTGCCGCTTGTTCCGCCTGTGCTCTTCATCAAAAGATTTCCGCCCAGCAAGGGACGCTCAAAAACCGTATTGGTGACGGTCAGATTAACGCCAGCCGTGGTTGTGCCGACGATGCGTGGACGAATCACGCCGACAAATCCGTTCGTCACCGATGCGGTTGCATAGGTGTCAATCAGTGCGCCAGCGGCAGAATACGTGCCGATAACCGTTGTCCAAGTGCCGGTCATATCAGCACCGCCAACGATTTCCACCTTGTCAAGCCAGCCGGTTGCAACGGTGTTCGTTGCGGTCGAACCGCTGAAAGAAACCATTGCAGATGTGGTAGCGAGAACGGGATTTGCAATAACGGCAACCAGCATCGCCAGTACCGCGAGAGTCAGAAACTTACGCATTTTGCGTACTCCTTCTTTGTGCCGGTTGTCCGGCGATTGTGATTACTTTCCGCGCAACGATGCCAAGCGAAGGCAATCAGCCATCGCCTGATCAAACGTCGAAACGGAATCAACAAGACCGGCGGCACGCGCCCCGGCCCCGAAGAATGATTGCCCTTCCATTGCCGACGCGGCAACCTGCGGGCGCATGGAAAGAACGGTTCCCTTGAAAATGTTGGCAAGCGCATCAACGCGCCCTTGCATTTCGGAACTTTGTTCCGGCGTAAGGGCTGTACCTGGAAGCCCGGCTGCTTTGTGTTTGCCACTCGAAAAAACTTGCACACGAGTTCCGCTGTTTTCATAGGCGCGGGTGCGATCCAAAATGTAGGAATAAACGCCGATGCTTCCAACCGTTGCCGAAGGCTCTGCGTAAATCGCGTCACACTGGCTCGCCACCCAATAGGCGGCACTGGCACACATGCCGGAAGCAAACGCCATGATCGGCTTGACGCTGCGTGCCTTGGCCACTTCCGCCGCCGCCTCTGGTACGCCTGTCACCGTGCCGCCCGGCGAATCAATATCAAGCATCAGGCATCGTGCTGATTTGTCTGCCATGCCTTGGTCAAGCATGTCCACAAAATCCTGTATGTCAGACACGCCGCTGGATTTTTGCAACGCGCCAACCTTGCGACCAATCACGCCTTGCAACGGAATAATGCCGACCCCGTTTGAGCACATGTAACGCGGGCCGTCGTTTTCTGGATTGGCAGGCACATCCGCCGGGGCTTTTCCACCGGAAAGAATCTCGCCCAGCAACCGGCGTTTGATTTCACTTTCGCCGCCCGCAAGATGTGCTTCCAAAATATCGCACATGACGGCGTGCATTTCCGCCGTGATAAGCCATGCGTCGCAATACAGAGCGCGGGAAACGCGCAATAAAGAACCGTGGTTATTATTCTTCCGCATGGTTATTCCCTCCCCGCATTTCCGGTGCCTTTGTTGTCCGCCTCGCCTTCCGACGGGTCAGCGCTCTCCATAAATTTCTGCCCCGGAATCTGAACAAACGAAAGTTCCTCTGGGTTCAAGCCGTATTCCTTGGAAATGGCTTTCACCAAAACCTTTTCTTTTGCCTTCTGGCGCAGCGTTTCTTCGAGATCACGCCCACGGCGACCGTTGATTGCCGAAAGCGTGGACGCGCCAAGCAGGTACGTTTGCATTTCGGATTGGACGGCGTTTTGCTCGTCAATCCATTCAAGCGATGGAACCTGCCATTCCCATTTCCAAAACTCACTAATGCCATCATCGCCAACAGGTGCGGCGGGTAATTCACCGCGCATGATTGCCAGCGAAATACGCCACCAGATGACGGGTTTCAAAAAGTCTTCGGCAATGTCCGTTTGCCAGCTTTCTACCGTGCGCTGCACCAGTAACCGCGTGGCCTTGCTGCTCGAAAAATTAGCCTTGCCAAAAAACAGCAACGCATATTCATACGGAAGTCCGATACAGGAGCAGAAAATTCGGAGGTTCATTTCCATAAATGATTCGTAGTTGTTGCCGGGCGTCGTGCTGGCGAAACTTTGCAGGTCGCCATCGGTCTCAAAAATCTGCCCAAAGTCAACCTTGGAAAGCGGCTGGGTTCCGGCTGGCTGACTGACCTGCGTGCCGCCGCGCCCGCGCATGGTTGTCGTGGTGTTCTGCGTTTTTTTGTGAACCCATGCCATGACCTGATCGGCCTTCATTTTGTTCATGGCGTACTGGTTGACTTCGTTCATGTCCACAATCAGGTTCGCGACGGGGGCAAGTTCCGGCAAACAGCGCACTTGATCGAATCGCCACATGCGACCGACCGGACCGACCATCTCGTTTGCCGGAATCCAGACTTGATCGCGTGTGCCGAAAAACGAGCCGTCCTTGTCGCGCCCGTGGACGCACCATGCCATTACTTCCCCGGTTGTCGGGTCAACATGTGCGCCAAGTGCTCCGGGCCGTGATGCGGTCTTATTTTGCAATTCGTCGCCCTGGGGTGGACGAATCCGCTCGGCTTCCAACGGCTGCAAAAGTCCGGTGGCGTTGTCTTTTCGATAAAATGATTCACCATCCCAAAGGCGCGACGAAACTGCTGTCTTGGCTACCTCAAGCATGGTGCGACGCTTGTCAATCGTCGGGCGCCGCATCCACGTCAAAAGAAAATCTGACGCCTTTTTATTCCATGCGTCGCTGCTTGTTCGCGGATGCAAAACAAGGCGATTGCCGATAATCGAATCGGCGAACCGGTCTCCAATCCCGGCGATCAGCGGATTGTTGCGGCGGGCGTCGTGCAACCGCTGGCGGGCGGTTTCGATTTCGTAGTGCGGCAACAGGCGATCTTCCGAACGCGACTGCGCCCGGCCAAAATAATGCAGGTCTTTCCGCGCCCGTGAACGCTCGGCCACGTCCAAAATATAGGCGTACATGCTCCCGGTTGCGTTGGCGATCCTGTCGCGGATTTTCAAGGGTACCTCCCGACATAGCGGAAATCAATGCGGATGCCAGCGTACCCTGCCAAGAGTTCGTCAATGATGGCGCGCTCTTGCTCCAACATCCCGCGCAGAGACGGAAGGTGCGAGCGCGTGAAACTGCGCCCTTGGATGCTGTAGGATGTGACTTGCGAGCTTGACAGATTGGTGATTGCCGTCCACAAGTTGATATATTCTGCGATGTGGCAAAGGCATTCGTTGCGGGCAATATCCTCTACGATATTTGCCGCCTGCGAAATCAGGGACGCATTTAGATCGTCAATCGCTGCCATGCCCTTATATTCAGGCACGGCAAGAAAGTTGTCATTCTACCGGCATAATTACTTTCGAGGCGTCAACTTGCCTACAAAGAGAACTTTTTCCTCCGAAATCATCACCACCTTGCACGATCGGCATTCATACCGACGTACCGTGACAGGTGTGTCCCTGTCTTTTACGTTTCGCACCTTCGCAAGGACATGGCACTTTGGGCAGATCATTCTTTACCATCCTGTTTTTCTGTTTCATCATCCGCCAGATTTACCGGCTTGAACCCAGCCTTGTCCGCCGCCAAGATGCAAAGCGCTTCGGCGTCAAAAAAGTGATCGTCGCGCTTGGTCGGGTTGACCCAGCGTCCTTCATGCCGGTATTGCGATGTCATCTCGCGGACGTACTGTGCATCCGTGCTGGCTCCACGAAACAAAAACCACGCCGGGGCGTACTGCGCACGGTTTATCCTATCCGCAAGCATCGTGTGCAGCGCGTTCGAGTCAAACATCAGCACGGCCACCAGGCGTCCATCCGCTTCCTTTTTTTTCCCCTCATCCACGTTGCGCGTTTGGATTTCCCATAGTCCGGGAACGCGGAATTCGCCGACGCCCTTTGCTGGCCAGATTCCTGCATAGGTAAACGTGGCTGCGTAAATATCATCCGCCCTGTATCGCGCGTCAATGCAAGCGGCCTCGATGTCAAGGCGCGTCATGAGTTCGTCAAGCTGCGAAAAAGTGGAAAGCGTGCCTTTCCAAATCAGTGCGCTTTCGCCGTCTTCCGTGAACTCACGAAACACGCATCGAAAATAATCCAAGCCGACGTCAATGCCGCCAAATGACAGGCGATTCTTTTTCCCGTAGCTGTCCTTGAATTGCGGAGCCTCAAACGGCGCGCCGGATTCCGCATCGTAGTCGGCTTCGCGCTCGGCAAGCAATTCGCTTCGGATTCGGGTATCCGCCAGAATGAACGGCTCGGCCAGTTCGCTGTTGACAAAATCCTGCAATTCAATCGGGCTGCTTTTTGTCCGTAAAAACTTACGTACCAACGCCGACCACTTTACCCACGGTGCCAGAAATGATGGAAGGTGAAAAGACGCGACGCCCGGATCGCCAGCCGCTTGCGTTCCGCGCCATTCGCCACCGGCTACCGCTTCCATTTTGTCCCTGTCTGTCCACGGTTTTTTGCAAGCCTCACATTCGTAAAACGATCCTTGCGCAGCCGTTTCAACATCCGCCTTGCTGTCAAATTTCACGTTTGCCCACTTCATCACTTGCCAGCCTCGACAGTACGGACATTCCACATGATACTTTCGCATGTCGCCGCCGGACGCCAGCCGCAAGATCGCATCGTTTTCAGTCGTTGGTGTCGAAATAAAAAACGCCTTGCTATTATGCTCAAATGTTTTTTGCCGCTGGCGTACCAGGTTGACAGGATCGCTTTCCTGCCCTGTTTGATCCGGCCACTTGGAAACCTCATCGCCCAGCACGTACCGGATCGGACGCGACGCCAGCGAAGCTGGGGAATTGCTTCCAACAAAATTCACCACGCACGTCCGCAAACGATATTGTAGGTTTGTCCAGTCCGTTTTCAAATCTGCCGGAAGCAAAACCGCAATGCTTGGCGAGTCTTCAAAAAGTGGTTGCACCCGCGTCTGTGAAACAGACCGCGCAAGATTTTCGTTTGGATAAACAACCAGCGTCGGGCCACCGTCCAAGGCCGCGCGATTTGCAATCCACATGTGCCCAATCAACGTGCATCCAGTCTGCGCACCTTTCACCACCGCGACTGTGTGATATTTCGGATCGTCCAGGGCGTACATGATGCCTCGCAAAAAAGGCGTCATGCGCGACCGGAACGGCCCCGGAAAATTTGTACCCGTCCGCGTAGTCAAAACAACGCTGGCTTCCGCCCAATCGCAAAACGATTGGCTGTCAGGCGGAAGGCAAGAACTCAATTTGCTTGTGCGTGTCATTTCTCGGCCATCCTTTTTTCTTCCCAGTCTCCCCACGCCGTCAGCGTTTCACGCGCCCAGCGATCCAGTTCCGCCTTGATCTCGCGTGCGGATATGTTCGCCAGCAAGGGAGCCAGCTTGTTTCCGGCATTGAGCAAGTC